GATGCCATCTACCAATGTCCACCCAATTGAGTCAATAGCCTGATTCTTAATCGGGAAGAACTTGCCGCCAGGGATATCCCTTTCGGTTGTGTCCTGTCCGCCGATGACAAGTAACTCATGACCTGCATCGAGTAATTCTTTATAGGCGATGGCATTCACAATGCCGAACCCAGTCTTAATGAATGGGGAATCACCAAGCATCAGGATTTTCATATTACCCCTCGATAATCTCGTAGCCGTTCATGCGCATGCGGTTGACCCAGTGCGGCTTATCCGCAGGAATCACTGCTACGCTATTGACAACTTCAACTTCACCGTCGTAAAAATACTCGGTGCAGTTGATATCAGATGAAACTTCATGCTTCATCGTAACATCTTTAGGCTCTCCATCGAGCCGAGAAATCGTAGGTTCTACTCGCTTTTCCTTAGGCATCATGTGCCTCCTTTCAGTATGGTGGCGGGGAGCCGACCCTCACTGGAGCCGACCCCCCGCCGCTAACATTACACTAGTCAGAAGACTAGAGCAAAATTAGATCGTGAAGCCCTTAAGCAGCACTGGGCGACCCTCGAGCGCAAACCCGAAGTAACCCTTGATGAAGAAGTCCTCAGAGTCCTTCGTCTTAGCAAGTTGCTCAAACGTAAAGTCCTGATTGACGATCAACTTCATGTCCTCGCGGCGACCCACGAGAATCCAGTCGCTGGTGAGGTGGTCGTCCGTAACGATCGGAAGTCCGTCGTACGAAAGAACACGGAAGCCAGCGCCGACCTCAACTCGGTCGACAAAGCGCTGCTGCGCCTGAAGAAGCGAGTTGATCTTGCGGCGAACTGCCATCGTCGTAATGATGACGTTGCCTTCGCCCTTGGTGTCGTCGAGAGCCTTGTCAATCATGGCAAGGGTCAACGCGCCTGACGCAGAGGTCGTACCACCCTCGTCGCCTGGGGCTGAAGAATTCACCTGGGAAAGTGCGCCGACCAACTCGTTGTTCGAGTCGCCCGTGCCATCTCCGTGAATGATTGCAGTCGTAAGTCGCTCAGCGATCACGCTCGAATGAACGCGGATCTCTTCCTGAAGCGCATTGACTACGCCGCCCGAGGCAGCAATAAGAGGACCAGTTACCTCACCACGGGTGTAGAGGAACTTGACGTTCTTCGCAACCTTGGCGTAGGTCGAATCCGAAGCAGAAGGAAGGGAACCACCATCGGCACTAAACGTAGCCGTTGGAAGCCCTGTGCGCTTGCGGATGTAATAGGTCTGGGTGGGCCACTGTACGCGGTTAACCAAACCAAGAAGTGGGGTAGCCTTAGAAACGTAGTCGCGAATTACTGGGTCAACAACCTCAGGAATGAGGTATGCACCAGTAGTTCCAACTGACGTACTAAGCGCTCGCTCGATGTCAGCCATCGTTAAATCTCCTTAGTATTATTTATTACTTGTTATAAAGGTTCTTGAGAGCATAGCGAAGTCGGTCTTCGGGAGCAAGGCTGCCCAAATCGATCTCATCGCTCTCGAACTTACCACGGACCAGAGCGCCAGGAACTTTACCAGCAGGCATCTCTTCGAGAGCCTTGATATAGTCAGCCTGCTTCTCAACGGTCTCGCGAAGGACTGCCGTGCTCTCGTCAACCTTAGAGGCGACAAAGGCGGTAATCGCATCAGCAAGGTCGCGCTTAATCACGACCCCGTTAAAGTCCACATTTTCCTCAGGGGCTGTAGCCTCAATAGGCGTAGCCTCCACGGTCTCTGCAACCGTCTCTTCTTCTTCGTTGATGCCGAGTGCAGCAACTTGCTCATGAAGCGCCTTAAGTGCAGCCATGAACGCCTTAGCGTCCTTCTTGGCAATGCGTGCGCGCTGTACTTCCGCTTCTACTGGGGCATCCGCAACGGGAGCCTCTTCGACCTGAGCATTCTCCACAACGGGAGCATCCTCAACAGCGGCAGTCTCTACAGGAGCCTGCTCTTCCACCACGTCAGCAACGACGGGAGCCGCAGACTCGGCGGCGACGTTCTCTACCTGCTCAGCAGGTGCGTCAGCCTTGACGAGTTCCTCTGCCATAATTTCTCCATTCTCCGCGCCCTCAATCGAACGCGCGAGTACTGTTCCAAACGACGGGACCCAAGAAGGGCGTGTCGTGTTGCTAATCTCCTTGAGAGCGATGCGCAGGAAACGAATTACCTGCTCACCAGTTGTCTCGTCACGGAGCATTTTATATTGAACGCCATCTCCTGCGATCGACATCCCATACTGCTTACCGCGCTTGATCCTGCTGTGCAGGTAGCGGGCTGCTGGGTTCTCTTCGTCCAGGCGAACGGCGACGTTCAACCGATAGTTATTATCGACAGAGCCAGAAACGACACTGCCGAGTTCGCGAAGAACCCCATCCTTTTGATGGTGGTCGAGGTACGGGATTGGGTCGCCCGCCGAAGCGCGCTCCTCAATCTGCTTCGCAAAATCCTCAATTGCGGTGTTATCCATCTCTGTCCCGTGCGAATCTCGCTCTGGACCAGATGCCTGACCGTAAATGAACAGACCATCGCTGGTCTCTTCTGCTCGGTCAACTGGGATCGTAATCTTCCAGTTGTTAATTGACATTAAAGACTCCTCAGAACGCTGGCTCATAGACTTGAGAGAGCCGATCTTCACGAGATCTAGGACACGCTGACCAGTAAGATCAGGTGTCTCCTCCCAATTCAAGCCATTGTTTACATAGGTCTGTACTAGTGCTGCTGGATTTTCTGGGCTTGATTCAAGACTGTACGGTGAATCTGCAAACCCAAGTCTTCCTTGAGTCATCACATACATCACCCTACCGTATGATCCATTGCCATCGGCGTTCCACATAACGAAATCGCCTTCGACAAGTTCATCTGGAGCGGCTCGATCTTCACCGACAACGCTGTTTGCCCATGACATACCAGCATCTCCGCCCAAGGCATCCCAAGCAACTCTGCCTGGTGAGGGATATCCCTCTTCGCCTGAACTAAATCCAGTTGCTTTCTTATCTACTTCATGTCTGGCAAAGAAGGACTTCATGCGCTTGAGCGTTTCCACAGATACCGATGCTCCACGAGCAAGATCTGATGCACGCTTGCGACCAGTATCGGTGAATCCCGATCCAGCCTTACCTTCTTCAATCCACTTGAGTGCTCGCTTCGCAGCGGATCTCACGCCCTCTGGCGGGCTATATGATTCAGCCATTTATCCTCCTAGCCCTGCGGATTTGCAGGAGCACCAGTCTTAGAGGCGAGGATTGCTTGCGCGGCGCTTTCAACTTCCTGCACAGGCATTAGCCCAAGCGGAGTAGAAAGCGAAGCAATATCGCCACCTTCGATCGGTGGAAGACCAAGTTTATTGCGCACGTAGTTGATGGTGTAGATACCATGGGAAAGTCCCTTGATATACATATCCATCTGTGCTGACTCGTCTCGGAAGTCGACCTCAGCGTGCTGGAAAAGCGTATCTTTAATATTGAAGATCACATAGAGCAGTTGCTCATTGATAACTTCCTCGACCACTGATTGCAGCGGCTTGATCGTTTCGGATCGGAAAGTCTTATCATTCTCTGACGACTGTGATCGGTTAGCGCTCTCTGATGTTCCGCCCAACTTTGTGTAGGGCAGGTCAAAGACCGCAAGAATTTCCATTGTCAACTGCTTGCGACCCTCGATGAACTGCATCTCTGCAGGTGAAGAGACCGACTTAGAAACGTCCACGTCACCTTCGAGCAGCAACGGCTTGTGCGCGTTTGCTGCAGAGGTGTATTCCTTCTTGAGGAATTCGCGGTTGCGCTCAACCTCTTCTTTTGAAGCGTTTCGCATGTTGAACACGATGCCCGTCTGGGCGCTGTTCGCAAAGAATGCTTCGTTATAGGTCTGAGCAAAAAGGTCCTGAGCAACCGTTGAAATCAACGACTCAAGCGGGCTAAGCCCGTAGAGATCATTGTCAGGATCTGCAAATCGGAAGTGGACAAATTCTGCTGGGTCGTACTGGGTTTCAGTACCGTTCTTCGCGTCCCGAACAATGTAGGAAGTAATCTCACGAGTGAGGTTAGTAATAACAATGTTGACTTGCGATGGGGAGACTCGGATCATTTGGAACGGAACGCCATTGCGTGCTGGGGTTAGATACCAGTAGGCATCTCCGTAAATGAGAAGGTCTCGGTAGGTCTCTCGGAGCAGCGCAACCGAGTTGGAACGCTGCATGATCTCCTGGACCTTGTTGGCAGCACCCTCGTTCAGCGCCTTGGCGCGGTCGCGTGGGATGAATTGGAATCCCGATGCTACCGCAGTTCGAGCAATCTTGTCGATTACCGAGCGAACAATAGGATGCTGTTTGTACATGCGCGTGTAGGTTGCCCAC